TGGGGATACGAGTTGCTGAAGGCAACCGATCATCCCGGCTGGGAAGCAGCGTCAATCAAGACTGGCGAATATGCTGGTTGCATTGGCGAAGGCGAGATGCTTGCGGCCAAGGTTCCCATCGAGATCTACGAGATGATGATGACAGAGTGGCACTACACGCAGCCGCTGGCCGAAGAAGGCAAGCTGCGCAGCACACTGGAACTCATCGAGCAAGAAGCGATGAAGAAAAAGGCCCGCCTGGATATCGAGGAAGGGACTCGTCAGCTTGGGAGGCGCTCAGGCCGCGCGCCCAAGTTCGATTCTACTCGTTCCGGACGTTAGGAGTGCGAGTGTGACCGAATTGCGAAAGGAGCCAACCATGTATACATAATCAGGAGTTCAGAACCGTGAGCGCATTTGCTGCACCGTTTGGCCTGAAGCCGCTGTACCATCCTTCTGGAATCGTTCGTCCAAAGGCCCTGGATATCGCTTCAGGCTACAATACAAGTCTCTTCCAGTATACGCCATGTGCCCTCCGCGTTGACAACGCGGGTGTCCCGGCGAATGCTGGCCTCCAAATCTACCCAGCCGTAGGCGGGCCGATCATCGGCGCGTTTATGGGTGTGGAGTACACTCCCGCGAACCAGCGCCGGGTGTATTCAAACTTCTGGCCGGCCAACCAAGTGGCCACGCAGATCGTCGCGTACTACACCGATGATCAGCTGATCACTTACGAAATCCAGGCAAACGGGACCTTGGCTGAAAACGCCATCGGTGCCCAGTACAACATCACCGCGGAGGTTGGTAACGCTGTTACTGGCTTCTCGACTGTTGCGCTGGATACCGGCTCGGGTACTCCGTTCGCTGGTAACAACCTCCTGAAGGTTGTGGGCCTGACTCCCGGACCGCTCAACAATTGGGGAGACGCTTTCCCCATCGTCCAGGTTCAGATCGCTAACCATCAGTTCACCGCAATCCGCGTGTCGTTCTGATCAACCGGGAGTAATATTGTATGGCAGTCCCAATGCGGAGTACAGACTTCCGGTCGGTTGTCGAACCGATCCTCAACGAAGTCTTCGACGGCATCTACGACCAGCGTGCCGACGAGTGGAAGATGGTATTCAAAGAGTTCAACGGAACTCCGCGAGCCTACCACGAAGAGCCGGTCCTGTTCGGTTTCGGCGCAGCCCCAGAGTTGCCCGACGGCACCCCTGTCACCTATCAGGCGGGTGGCGTGCTGTTCATTCAGCGCCTCGTTTACAAGGTATATGGTCTCGCCTTCGCACTTACCAAGGTGCTTGTTGAAGACGGCGATCATATTTCGATCGGTCGAACCTACGCCGAGCATTTGGCGCAGTCTCTGATCGAGACGAAGGAAACCCTTTGCGCGAATATCCTGAACTTCGCGTTCACCCCAGGGTTCATCGGTGGCGATGGCGTCACTCTCTCGAACGTAGCCCACCCGCTGGCACCTCCCGCCGGCGCATTCAGCAACCTGCTGAACGTGGCTGCGGCCCTCTCGCAGACTTCGGTTGAGCAGATCCTCATCCAGGTCCGCAATGCCGTGGACAACAATGGCAAGCGTATCCGCCTGAACCCGGAGCAGATCGTCTGCAACCCGGCCAATGTCTTCCAGGCGGAAGTCATCTTGAAGAGTGTGCTGCGCTCCGGTGCCGCGAACAACGACATCAACCCGATCAAGAGCATCGGTCTGCTTTCCAAGGGTCAGGCCAACCTGACTCGTCTCACCAGCAACACTGCGTGGTGGGTGCAGACGAACGCTCCCAAGGGTCTCGTCGTTGCAATGCGTCGCCGGTTGGAGAAGTCCATGGAAGGAGACTTCGACACCGACAGCATGCGCTACAAGGCCACGGAGCGGTACAATCCGAACTGGATTGACCCGCGTTGCGTCTGGGGCACCCCAGGGCTGTAATCGAGAGTGGGGGCCGGTAACGGCCCCCTCCCTCTAGGAGAGGTAAATGTTTGACAATGCAACGACGCGGTTTCCTCCGGCGCTTAACAACGTCAAGGAGAGCGCGATTTTCTCTGATTTGCCGGTGCCTGATCGCATCGACAGTCTTCACGAATATCCGCAGGACTTTGATGATTATTTTGGCCCGGCCACAACGGCTGCGTCACCGGCGGGTGGATGGACCCTATCCGGTGCGGGAGCAACGGCTGCTCTAGTCGCTGGTGATGGTGGCATCATGTCTTTGGCTGCGGCGGCGAGCACTCCTGCTGCTCTGCAGAAGACCCCCGCTGCCTTCCCTATGACGAGGGGGAAGCGAGGATGGTACACGACTCAGTTGAACGTTGACAGTGTGCTGGGGTTGATCATCGCGGGTCTGCTGAACGCCACTGCGACCCCATTCACCGGGGCTAGCCAGACCGATGGCATGTATTTCCTGTCCACCAATACAGGGGCGCTGTCCTTCAACGTGGCGGTCGGTGGTGTAATTGCTACCGTGGCTACTGGCGTGTCGCTGGTGGCTGGCGCATACGCCAATCTCAGCATCTACTACGATGGCGCTTGCTACAATGCTACCCCGAACGGGCGAGTAGTGTGGCAGGTTGACGGACCGGGTGTCACAGCCTCTGCTCGCGGGGAAATCCTGATCCCGGCAGCTGGCACAATCGCCGCGTTCCCGTCGGCTGTCAATTTGGCTCCGATCATCGGCGTGAGTGCGTCTACTGCTGCAGTTCGCACCTTGCTGGATGATAAGCTGTATGCGGCCAAAGATGAGATCTTCATCAACGCGACGCCACCGTTCTAAAAGGAGCAGATCATGCGACCAATCAGGGTGACGGGGGTGACGGGGACAAGTCCCCCCGTCATCCTTGACGTATACGCTATTTCTCCCGCCATGGTAGTAATTACCGGCGGGGCAGGGACGATCGAGATTACCGCCAGTAATCTATTTGACACGGCTGTCACACCACAGTGGCATGCACCTCCCGCACCCGCATTTGTCGTGGGGACGCCGTATGTGCTGCCGCTAGGCACAAGAGCAGTTAGGGCCAATGGGCTGGTAGCGGGAGACATCCTGGAAGTGTCCCAGCAGAGTATCCGCTAGGAGGAATGATGGACGGCTTCAAGAATTCGACCAAGGTAATCCAGGGTCACCACGCGTGGAACGGGAAGGATATGCCCGGCTACAAGACAGGTGGAGTGGTTGTACCTTACAAAGCACCGGGACGGGCGAGCACATCCGCGCCCCGGCCAATCATGCCGCGTCCGCACGTGATGCCCAACATGCCGAAAGTCTCTATGCCTCGCAAGATGGCACGTGGCGGCCCGGTAATGCAGGGCGACCACGATGGCGGAGGCGGCCCCTACAACATGCCGCTTGAGGGCAACAGCCTGGAGAAGGCCAACCGGCCATACTCCCAGATCGAGGTTGAGCACCCGCGCAACGATGCGCGTCCGGGCTACTCGAAGGGTGGCAAGAAGGGTGGAATCCACATCAAGGCGTCCCATAAGGGGCGGTTCACCCAAAAGATGACCGGCAGTAAGTCGGGAAAACTCACCGGTGCCATGGTCAGCAAGGGTTTGAAGTCTGGTAGTGCGTCCACTCGCAAGCAGGCTAATTTCGCGCGGATGGCCAAGCGTCATTTCAAGCCATTGTGCGAGGGTGGCCGGGCTGTGGGGTTCGCTGAGGGCGGCAAGGTAGGTTGCGATACCGATCAGATGGAGGGCATTGCGCAGCGGACGGTCAATCGACACGTGGCTTCCAAGCCCCCTCAGGGGCATGGGGTGCGGCCGAAGAGCAATCTGGCCTTCATGTCCAAGCCGATGTTTGGCAAAGGCTGAGCCATGGCCATTTCCGGTGTAATCGGGCGTACCTTCACGACTGACGTGATCATTGATCACGCCTTTCGTGGGGTGCGGCTCGATCCAGAGTCCGTGGGCGGCGAGGAGATCGATACTGCGGTCACCCAGTTGAACCTCATGTTTTCTGCATGGGCGAATTCTGGGGTACCGTTGTGGTGTCAGACCAAATACATCCTCGCCCTTCGGGAGGGGGTGTACACTCTTGACGTCAACGCGCAGTTTCCGGGTATCGTCGATATTCTGGAAGCCAACCTACGCCAGTGCCACCGGTTTATCGGAATGGCTACCTCCAGCGAAGGGAATGCCACTCTAGCATTCGATTTCAACCCCACGACGGCCTGCACTCAGACCACCCCCGGTGGCCAGATCACGATGCAGATTCTGACCGCTCTCGGGGTCGAAAATGTGGGCGTGATGCCTTTCGTCAACGGAGTCTGGAACATTTCGTTCCAGTATTCCAACGATGGCGCGACGTGGACGACGTTCTACACGAACGCAGCGTTCACCGCAGTCGCGGGGCAGTTCACGTGGATCGATTTCCAGGGGCTGCCCAATGCTACCTACTGGCGGCTCCAGGCGAATGGGACGACAATCCTGAACGTCGCGGAGCTGTTCTGGGGCAATCAGGCGCAAGAGATCCAGATCGCGCGCATCAACAAGGATGATTACTGGAACCTGCCCAACAAGTCTTTCAAGGGCCGCCCGGTGCAGTACTGGTGCGATCGCCAGTTGAATGGGCCGGTGATGCAAATATGGCCCTCCCCTGGGCCGCAGTACGTGTTCCAATCTATCCCGATCTTGGCTCACCGGCAGATCATGAATACAACCGACATGTCAGGCACGATCGAGGTG